AAAACAAAATGAACACGGAACCGACCAGAAAGGTTTCTTTACAGAAGCTTTCAGGGCCGGCGCTCGTTTACATCGATGAGATAATTACGGCGGCATCGCTCGGGCGCCCGAGCAATAGTGTTGTAGACACAAAGGGAAACCAATCTCTTGCGACCTTCATGCGAAGGTGTGCTAAAGAAGCTGGTTTTGTGTCTACGGCACCGCACTTATGGAAGTTAACCGGTGAATCTGCCCTTCCAGGCCTCTATCTGCTTCGTGCAGTACTAGAGGTCTTGATGGACTCTTTCGCTGATTTTGGCTCACTTCCATGGGAGAGTCAGATAGATTTCTTTGGAACTGTTCGGAACTGGCCGACGGACAATTTTGTGAAATACGCGAAGTACTTCACGGCTTGGCCGATGGCCCAGTTTCTTCGAAACCCAGTTCCGAACGAGCCGGATGGTTGGCAAGGGTCTCCACTTGTGTGGAAGGGCAAGGTAAAGAGGATGTTAAAATCACGACTAGTCGCGGTTAACAAGTTGAACGCCAGGTTGTGGATTGGAATGATCCTAGGAGTTAAGAGAGGCGCTGCTGTCGTACCGGAGACTTTTGTCTACGATGCGATGTTAAAGCATCACCTCATTCTTTCAACTCCTCCATCAGAGAGAGAGAACAAGGGGGCTCGGAGCTTGAAGAAGTACGCTATTCGCGTCTCTTTCGGTTTCCGGGCTCCCCGTCCTCGTTTCTTTGAGGGATCATCCTCCGCATCTTTCAGCTCCGTCCGCTCGCAGGGCGGGGCGCGCTCAAAACTTATATCTCTCTTCTCTGAACTTACTGGGGGTGACTCAACAGACCTCCTCTCAATTGAAGAGCTGGCCCCGAATGTCCTTGCGGACATGCGAGGTTACTCTCTTCCCAATTGGGAGGACGCTGTTTCTTTGACTCACAAGACACTTACGTCTCTATCTCTGGAGCCAAGTCCCACTCAAACTATGGTGGCGGCAATCCTTGAGCCTCTCAAGGTCCGCCTCATCTCCAAAGGAAACACTCTGACATATTATATGTCGAAGTTTTTCCAGAAGGGTTTGTGGGACTATCTTCAAGAGTTTCCCCAGTTTATTCTTACCTCTCGCCCTTTACAGACCGCAGATCTTCATTTCCTACTATCCCAGGAGGATAACCTTGCTAAACAGCTTGGTACTCCTTGGATAATGGATGAATGGGTATCCGGAGATTACTCCTCTGCAACTGACCTAATCAATGGGGCTTTCACTATGGAAGTCTTCGACGCGTTCCTAGTTGGATCGGGTTATCTTACAAAGTTAAGGGACATCCTCCGCTCCGTCATCGGACCTCAATGGATTAATTATCCAAAGAAATACGTTGAACAGGGTGGACTGGATCCTTTCCTTCAACAAACTGGTCAACTGATGGGTTCTCCCCTCAGTTTTCCCATTTTGTGTTTGATAAACCTGATCGCCTACTGGGCGGCCCTCGAAGACTACACGGAGGTCGTCATCCGAGCTCGGGACCTTCCGGTCCTGATCAACGGTGACGACATCCTTTTCCGTGCGAATGCCCCGTTTTATGCCATTTGGAAACAGAGGATTAAAGATGTGGGCTTCAAGCTGTCTCTCGGGAAGAATTATATTCATCCTAAGATTTTCACAATCAATTCCGAGTATTTCTGGTTCTCTAAATCGCAAGGGATCACTTCCTTTACGAAACTTGAGTACCTAAATACCGGATTGCTTATGGGACAGTCCAAACTCACGGGCCGCCGCGGCGCCCGTTTGAAGCCCGTATGGGAGATTTACAACCTCACAGTCCCTGCCGCTGTGAATCCACCTCGTGCACACCTTCGGTTTCTCCATTACTGGATCGAAACGATAAAGAAAGTGACAAAGGACGGAACCTTTAACCTCTTCCTCTCTCATGAGAGGGGAGGATTAGGGTTCAAGCCTGGTATCATTAAATTCTTTATCACCCCTTTCCAGCGCAGGTTTGCTAGCTTCTTATTGGAGGCTCGCAATCTTGCGTTGAAGGAGTCGAAAGATGCCCCAAGGTGGTCTGTGGGTCTTGTATCTCCCCGTAATCCTTACTCCATACCTGATCTGAAACGCCAACATCATCCTACTCTCGCCTTGTTACCGACCTTTGGTCCACTACAACCGTTCCAATCCCGAGACCTCCTCGATCCCACAATACAACGACCTCCCCTCTCCTCTCATCTACTGGCCATGAATCGCTCTGATCTTGTCGTCCGCTTTCCTTCGAAAGCGGTTATGACAAAGTTCAGAGAGGCTCATCCAGGGATGATGAAGAAGAAGAAGTTGTTGGCCACTCCCTCGAGTGTTGTAGGAGAGATAACCTCTCAAGCTGATTTGGAACTATTCTCAACCTCCGTCCGTCTCCGTTTAGAGACGTTGGCCCATTTTTCACCGCTCTCGGAATTCGAAAGATCTGTCTATGATATCTTCCCGAAGTCTGATCAGAACGCGTGGGATGTGGACTGGAGTGAGTTGTAGTGGTTCTCCTTTCTTTCTCTATGACCCGTGAGTGTCTAACTCGCATGGGGTCTCATCCTAACTTCCCAAAACTGTGCTCGATTCGACGAATTCCGGATTGAGATTAAAACTTCAGTACTAAGTGTTTAATCTAACACGGAACGTCGAACGACTGCACGGGAAGGATCCGCCTGATTAAGATGAGATGTACAGTCTCCCTTCATGGGGGCAGCCCATACTCATGAAAAAGAATATCAAAAGCAAAGCTCAGCCGCAAGGCTCCAACAAGAAATCTTCTGACAAGAAGAGTTCAACCTACCGGTATCGCCCACCGGTCATTCGGTCCATACCGAATGGAAAAGAGATCACCCACGAAGAGATCATTGGGACGATTAATGGTGATACTCTATTCACCTCATCGTCTTTCCCCACCAACCCTGGAATGATGGCTCCCTGGCTCGCCGACGAAGCAAAGGGTTGGGAACAATATGATTACAAATCACTCGTTTTCGGTCTAACCTCTCAAAGAGGTGACTTAAACGATGGTCTGTACATGGTTGCTCCCGACTATAATGTTTACGACGACGCGCCAGAGGACCAGAAATCCATGGGATCTTTCCAGAATTACGCCCAGACCAAAATCACCGAACACATGAAGGTTCCACTTAATATGGCATCCTTCTTTTCTTCTTCAAAGAAGAAATTTGTTCGGACTGGTTTCGCGTCTGGCGATCTGAAGACCTATGATGGGGCAACACTCTTCGTTGCAACTCAAGGATGCACCAATCCTGGTGATCCCGCCTTAACACTTACTGTGAAGTATACCGTACGTTTCTACGTCCCGGAGACAGATAGCCCTAAAAAGGCTCCTCCTATCCTTGACGCTGGAAACTTAAATGCTCAAAACATTGTACCTGAGACTGACACTGATGTGGCAGTCACTCAGGTGTTTGTTAATGGGCTTGCTGCGGTAGCGGAAGGGGGTGGTTTCCGAATCCCGAAAGGATTCTACACCATCCTCGCCAATACTTCTTGTGCTGCTACAGACGGGATTCCAGCCTCCAACGCACAACATTCAGTTCAATCCAACTTCGCGGTCTACCTAGACGGAAAGGAAATTGCTTCTTCCAAAGCTGGAAGCATGCTCCGGGATGCTGCAACTGCAGGGTTTTCTCAAGCTGAGAACACTACCCTCGGTTGCTTTGACATCCCATCCGACCTAGGAGGAATCGTGAAGATGGTTTACTGGATTGGGTCATCTGTGGTTCCCCCAGTTGCTCTGACATTTACTATCGGAGCAGCTGGGGCCCGCATGACTCTTAATCGTGCTGGAGGATCTACTGGTTAATCCTTTCTCTTTTCTGGTGTTCATTCGAAGTGGGTCTCTGCGCCCCAAGCGATAGTCGCTTATGGCTAAGGGGTCCACCCCTATTGAACAAACCTTGAACTCCTCTCTACTCTCCCTTACCCAAGTGCGGTAACACATCGTACTCCTGATGCATTAGCGTCTTGAGTAGGCACCTGTGGATTCAACCCTTTTTATTGCGTGAAAAGGATAATCTACAGGTTAAAACATGTGGCTTCTCCTCCCTGAGAAG